TATATTTCAATAATTTCAAAGAACTATTTATCCACTTTTACGGGACAGTAGTGATAATTTATATGGAAAAGATTTTTGATAAGGATTTTAGGAATGAATTATTTCGCTGCTTGAAAGAGTCAGGAATGAAAGACAAAGAAGTAAGTGGAATAATTAACAAACGCTACAAAGAGGCATTGAAGAAAGCTGTTATTGAACGATTAAATGCTGTGGCAAAAGCCATCAAAGAAGACAATCTTGAAGGGATAATCCCACTCATAGGTGATAGTCCTTCAGGCGATGGATATGGCTGTGATAACAGATACATCTCTTTTGACGATATTACTGATTGCGAAGATATTGGAGACGTTATAGATGTTTTGGGGATTGGGGTATGAATGAAATACTGACAGGAAAGATTTGCCCCTATTGTGGCAAGCCTACCGAATATGTGGACAGTTCCATAATCTACGGACGCTCATACGGTATGATTTACCTCTGCCAAGATTGCAGAGCTTATGTCGGTGTCCACAAGGGCACAGACCGTGCGTTAGGCAGGTTGGCAAACGCCGAGCTAAGGGAAGCCAAGAAAGAAGCTCACTTCTATTTTGACCAAATAGCCAAGACCAATCTTATCAATAAGATTTGGAAGAAGCATATCCCTAATAGCTCTAACAGAAGCAAGGCTTACCTATGATTATCCAATCAGTTAAATATACCACGTGAAATTTGTCACATAGGTATGTTCGATGTAGATGATTGCAAACGTGTGATTATGCTATGCAGGCCGATAGTAAATAAACAAATGGCAGATAGTTCAGGCGGTAGAACACCATGTAAGGGTTAGCATGGAAGTCACGGGTTCAAGTCCCGTTCTGCCAGCAAACATTAAAAAGTAAGCGATATGGTAAAAGTAACAGAAAATTGGGCATCGACCTTGCGAGGAATGAAGGTCGGTGAGACTGTGATATTCCCCATTTCCTCTATTTCATCAGTGAATACAACCATTTCCAGACTTCGGTTGGAAATGTGCGTGGAAGGGGCAGACTGGAAGCGGGTAGGAGAGATAGACCGGAAGCATGGAGAATTCAAGGTAAAACGTGTGTCATGAATGATTTATCTGAACGTGAGCACCTGGTTGCAGAGCAGTATTGCAAGGGGCTTGCGGATAAGGAGGTGGCCGACAGTCTTGGCCGCTCTACATGGACAATCAAGGCACAGAAGCGCGACATATACCGGAAGCTGGGTATCAGCAAGGATACGGAGCTGGTTCTGTATATGTTCTGCGAAAAGCTGAAAATCAACTTCGACCTGAAGGAGATTCGTAAACATGGGCTGGAAATGTTCTTCTCATTCCTTTTTATCCTCATGGCGGTAACAGATTACCATGTGGACATGAGAAGATGCCGGATGCAGACAAGAGCAAGAGTAACCAGAGTAGTAAGGAGGAGAGCAGATGGAGATTGACGCATGGCAGTTGAAGGTGATTATCCGTGAGACCGCAAAGGAAGCGGTGGAGGAATACATCAGACGCAGCAACCCGACTTCTGACGAGATAACCTATTCCAAGGCGTGCCGCAGGTACGGTGAAGGATGGTTGGACCATCAGATAGCCATTGGTGCTGCAAAATGGATACGGAAGGGAGTGTATCAGAATTCCCCGAAAATATTTTCCATAAAGCAGTTGGACGATTTGAAGTATGGTCCGTCAGCACAACTAAAAGCAGCTATCGGATAAAATAACCTTGAGAGGTCTGGCCGCCTTTCAGGACAAAAGATATATCAGTTTATTAACCACTTAAATTTTTTGATTATGGGACTTATTAAGAAACCAAATGAATTGCAGGTAAAGAAAACCTTGTCAGCACTTATTTACGGACAGCCAGGTATGGGAAAGACCACGCTGGCCTTGTCGGCACCGCATCCGCTTCTTCTGGACTTTGACGGTGGCATACACCGTGTGAACGCTGCCCACCGTGTGGATACGGTACAGATAACGAAATGGGAAGAAGTGGATGAAGTGATGCAGTCTCCTGAGATTGCCGACTATGCTACGTTCGTAATTGATACGGCCGGGAAGATGCTTTCCTTCATGGACAAGTATATCATGCAGAACAATCCGAAGATGCGCAAGGCGGATGGCACTCTTTCCCTGCAGGGCTACGGAGTACGAAAGAACATGTTCATCAACTTTGTAAATCAGGTATCCCTTATGGGCAAATCGGTGATATTCGTTGCGCATGAACGTGAGGAAAAGAACGGTGAGGAAAAGCAGATACGTCCGGAAATCGGTGGTTCATCTGCCGGTGACCTGATTAAGGAGCTGGATTTGGTCGGTTACATGGAAGCTATCGGAAAAAAGCGTACCATTTCCTTCAATCCTTGCGAGAAGTTTTACGGAAAGAACACCTGCAATCTTCCTGAACGCATGGAGATTCCAATCATTATCAATGACAAGGGTGATGTGACCGGAGAGAACAATTTCATGACGAATATCATCAATACCTATTCGAAATATCAGGAGAAACAGACAGAGCTTTCTTCCGAATATGAAGACCTGATGGAAGTAATCAAGGCGCAGGTGGAACTTGTGAATGACGTGGAGTCGGCCAACAGCGTGGCAAAATCACTTGCAGGTATGCAGCACATTTTTGACAGCAAGCTGCAGGCTGGACAGCTTCTTAACAAACGATGCAAGGAACTGGGTTTGAAGTTTGACAAAATCAAGAAGGAATATGCAGCAGCCTAAGTACAGAATGTATCCGTCACTCTTGGATAAGTTCGAAGCTTATCTGAGGGCGGATGAAGAGGTGGAGAGCTTCTTCAACATAGACAATGAAACCGGAGAGTACAAACGCTCTCCGGAAGAAGTTGAAGCGGAACTGAAACAGTCCCTGATTGACGCGATCAACCGTGTGCCATTTGCCAGCGAAGCAGCCGACAAGGGTACGGCCTTCAATGCGCTTGTGGACATGGCGATTCATAATGAGCCGCACGTTCCCAGTGAGCGTGCTCCGTATTCCATTATCGGAGACAGGGAAACAAATACCGTTCAGGTAACTTTCCCGGCTACGGAGATGGCACCCATGCGGAACTTCCTCTTTGACCGTGCCTGGGTTATTGAGCAGGCCAAGTATTTCGATGGGGCGGTAAGCCAGTTGTATGTCTCTGCAATCCTTCCAACCAAATATGGTGATGTGGAGCTTTACGGATTTATCGACGAGCTCAAGCGTGATGTGGTATATGACATCAAGACGACAAGCTCGTACAGCTTCGGAAAGTATGAGCACGGCTGGCAGCGGCATGTGTATCCTTACTGCCTGATAGCTTCAGGAGAGATGGAGAGCGTAAGCGCATTTGAGTATACGGCCTTTGCATTGAAAGGCGGTACCAGCCGCACTCCGCTCATTTCTGGGACACGTTATCCGGAATACTATACCTACAATCATAAGCAGAGCGTAAAGTTACTCACAGCCCATGTAGAGCGTTTCATTGAGTTTCTGGAAGCAAATAAGGATTTGATAACCGATAAAAAGATTTTTGGACAATGAGTCAGACAGCTATTCTGGTGAAGGAAAAGGGAGTGGTGAGGATTGACAAGCCTTTCGACTTCATGTGCAGCCAGCTTCGGAACGGACGTTACAAGGTCGTCATCGAGCGCTATACGGAGCCACGGACTATCAGTCAGAATGCCTTGATGTGGCTTTGGTTTACGTGCATCGAGCAGGAGACCGGAACGGACAAGCAGGACGTACATGACTACTACTGCAGCCTTTTCCTTCGCCGGACGGCTGTAATAAATGGGAAGGAGACGGTTGTTGCCGGAAGCACGTCACGTCTGAACACTTTGCAGATGACGGACTTTCTTAATAAAGTGAAGGCGGATGCGGCGGCTGAGCTGGGAATATCGCTTCCTCTTCCGGATGACTTGTACTATCAGGAGTTTATTAACGAATATAAATACAGGAGATAAGGACATGGATATAACAAAAGCAAAAGTGACGAAGGATAATACCCTCGTTGCAACCTATATGGATGAAACGGGTACGGTGACGGTAGAGGGAAAGAACCTCGTGACCAATGACCTGATAAACGCTTTCAAGGCTCTGGTTCCCCACATGGCTTTCCTCTGTGAACAGAAGGAAGCGGACGGTAAGGAGTTCCTGGAAGATATGCCGGAGAACATTGACAGCATCCTTGAGGTGACCGGATATACGGTGGGAGGTGACGGTGACAGCAGGGGAGTCACACTGACCGGAAAGCGGTTCCTGAAAAGCAACAAGGTGCTGAACCTGAACGCACCGTTCACCAAGTTTACAGACGAAAATGAGGACTATGCGTTTCAGTTTGAGCTGGAGCAGGCCATAGAATCATGCAGCTATGAAGTGAACGAGTATATCTTCAACAAAAAATGGAAGGTGGTACAGCAGGAACTTCCGTTCGAAGAGCAGGCTGCGGCAGATGTTCAGGCTGATGTGATACCGGAAGCACAGACGGCAGCTCCGTCAAGTCCGGACATTGAAGCCTTTCAGAAGATAATTGATAACTCGAAAGTGACGATAGAGGTGAACGGGAAGAAAATCAAGCCCAGAAGTTCCGGCCGTCACAAGACCACACAGTTAGCATCATAATACTATGTTGTACCCATTTTGTGTAACGCAAACCCCGAATTGCTATAAGATAGCATTTCCCTATCATCCCACACTGAAAGACCTGGTACACCGTATCCCGAGTGTGGCCAGGAATCCGAAAGCAGCCTACATACCTGATGAACGCGCATGGAAGGTTTCGCTTGAAGATAAATGGTATGTGGATAAGATGGGAGAGTGGGCAGTATCGGCAAGGATATGCAGCCGCGTACAGCGTTCGGTATCTTCCAGGGCTGTAACGGACTACACCATTCCTGATTTGCCGAAACTGACAGTTCCCCACGGGCTTCTTCTGGAGCCTTACGAATACCAGAAGGAAGGTATCGCCTATGCCTTGCAGCATAAGCGGTGTATCTTCGGGGACCAGCCGGGACTGGGAAAGACGTTGCAGGCAATAGGCACGGTTACGATAGCAAAGGCGTATCCGTGCCTTGTTGTTTGTCCGGCCGCCCTGAAGATAAACTGGCAGCGTGAGTTCAAGAAGTTTGCCGGAAAGCAGGCGATCATCCTTGATGACAAGAACAAGTCAAGCTGGCAACGCTTCTACGAACAGAAGAAGGCGGACGGTACGGCCTTGTGCGACATCTTTATAACCAACTACGAGAGCCTGAAAAAGTTCTTCGTGCAGGGAATAAAGGATGATGCACGCTTTACCATGCGTTCCATCACGTTCGACCCGCGTATCTCACTTTTCAAGTCGGTAGTGATAGATGAGAGCCACAAGTGCAAGTCCAGCAAGACACAGCAGAGCAAGTTCCTGGAAGGAATATGCAAGGGTAAGGAGTACGTGCTGGAGCTTACGGGGACTCCGGTAGTGAACAACAATACCGACCTTATCCAGCAGTTGAAGATAATGGGACGTCTGGAGGACTTCGGAGGATATAAAAACTTCTGTGAAAAGTTTTGTGCCGGGCCTAAGCAGAGTTCCAATGTGAAGGAGCTAAACTGGAGATTGTCAACGACTTGTTTCTTTCGAAGAGAGAAGGCCAAGGTACTTACACAGCTTCCTGATAAGTCACGGCAGTATATCGAAGTGGATATCACCAACCGTAAGGAGTACGACAAGGCGGAAGCCGATTTGATTCAGTATCTGCGTACATACAAGAATGCGGATGATGAAAAGATACAGAAGGCTCTTAGAGGTGAGGTAATGGTGAAGATGGGCATCCTGAAATCCATATCCGCAAGGGGCAAGATTAAGGTGTTCTCCGAGTTTATCCATGACGTGATAGACGGTGGAGAAAAACTGATAGTCTTTGCCTACCTCAAGGAGGTTGTGATGGATCTGAAAAACCATTTTCCTGATGCGGTGACAGTGACGGGTGATGATAATGCAGTTCAGAAACAGAATGCTGTAGACCGTTTTCAGAATGACCCGGAATGCAGGCTGATAATCCTTAACTACAAGTCGGGAGGTACGGGATTGACGCTTACCGCTTCCAGCCGTGTGGCGTTTATCGAGTTTCCCTGGACGTTCTCAGACTGCGAGCAGGCAGAGGACAGGGCGCACCGTAACGGCCAGAAGAATAACGTGAACTGTTACTACTATTTAGGGAAAGATACGATTGACCGCTATATGTACGATGTTATCCAGACCAAAAAGAACATTGCCAACGGTGTGACCGGAACGGATGATGTGGTGAAGGAAAGCGTGGTGGATATGGCCATGAACTTATTTAGTCAGAAGTTATAAAAACGATTATGAATACATATTACAAATTTTGTCCGAACGTATTTCTTGCTAAATGCGATGCAAAGCATGAGAAAGGTGAAGTTATTGAAGTAACCACAAAATACGGCAAAGAGAATGAAAGCATAGTGTTTAATCTGATATTTGAACGTGACGGATTCTTCTATTACTCGATAGTTCGTGCTGATGGATTTAATGTTCAGGAATGGGCGAAGCGAAGAGCTGAACGCCGGTTGGATTGGGCCACTACTGCAGAACGAAAGAGTGAGGAATACTTCAAAGCGTCAAATAAGGACAGCGATTTTCTTTCACTGGGTGAACCTATTAAAATCGGTCATCATAGCGAAAGACGACACAGAAAAGCCATTGAAGATGCCTGGAATAATATGGGCAAGAGTGTAGAGTTTGACGAGAAAGCCAGAGAGCATGAAAGAATAGCTCAGTACTGGGCAAATAAGGCTGACACCATAAATCTTTCAATGCCTGAAAGCGTGGACTACTATGAGCATAAGTTAGCAGCAGCTAAAGAATACCATGAGGGGCTGAAATCCGGCAAATATCCACGTGAGCACTCATATTCTTTGACGTATGCAAAGAAGGCGGTAAACGAAGCCCAAAAGAATTTGGATTTGGCAAAGAAACTTTGGTTATGAGAAAGCAGACTACACCGCTATCAGAAAGCCAGATTCAGCATGATTGCCTGACATGGTTCAGGCTTCAGTACCCGAATCTGGCTTTGCTTCTCTTTGCAGTTCCGAACGGTGGCCGCAGGGATGCAAAGACAGGAGCGAGGATGAAGTACGAGGGAGTTGTAAGAGGAGTTGCCGACCTGATACTCCTTATCCCCAAAAAGGGATATGCTTCCCTCTGTATTGAAATGAAGACACCGAAAGGGGTACAGAGTGACGGGCAGAAAGAATGGCAGAGAGAAGCCGAGAAGTACCGGAATCGGTATGTGGTCTGCCGTTCCCTTCCTGAATTTATGAAAGAAGTAAACGAATACTTGTTATGACCTACATAGAACTAATCAATAACTTCTGGTTCCTCGATGAAGACTGGCAATTTACCTGCTGTGAAACGAGGCTTTATTTTTACTTGTTGAAAACAGCGAATCGTTTAGGCTGGGTGGATAGCTGGACACGTAGTGACACTAAAGTGGCGTCTGACGTGGGAGTGTCGGTTAATTCGATGAAAACTGCAAGAAACAGATTGGTTCAGGCTGGTTTGATAGCATTCAAAGCTGGTGGAAACGGGCAACGGGATAAAACGAAATATCAAGTTATATGTGAATTTAGGTGTCAAAATTTGATACCTAAAGTACCACCTAACCTTGAACCTAATCCTATACCTAACCTTGAACCTAAAGTACAACCATATAATAAGACTAAGAATAAGACTAAGAATAATAATAACTCTGGCGAGTTATTTCCGCCCGAAGAAAAACCGAAAAAGAAAAAATCGGCAAAGGCAGAATTTATCCCTCCCACATTGGACCAGGTAAAAGCCTACTTCGAAGAAAAGCTTCCGGACTGGGAAAGGCAGGCGGAAATATTCTTCTATCACTTCGACAGCCTTGGATGGCGTAACGCTAACGGAGCAAAGATTGAGCGTTGGGACAGCAAGGCAAATCTTTGGATAATGGACGAACAAGCAAAACAATATCAGCATGGAAAACAATCTGAAAACAGTTGCGGAGGTAATAAACCAAGCGACATTGGTACAACAGCCGGAAAGCTTAAAGCGGTTGAACTCTGATTCAAGACAGGCGGAATCATTCTGGAAGCAGAAGCTGGTAGAGTGCATGACCAGTGTATCACCAGGATTCGTGATAGATGCCAGAAACCGCAGGGAGTTGGATGCACTGTACCGCTGGGTATGGGAAAGAGCCGGCCGTATCATGGGAGGAAGTCTTGACCCGTGCAAGGGCATTATGCTTTGTGGCCCGATAGGAACAGGAAAGTCCACGCTCATGAAAGGGCTGCAGAAGTACGAAAGTCTGGTAAACAGATATGCGTTTGCTTTCGGGCGGAAGGATTTAGGCTTTGCGTTCGTTTCAGCGGCTGAAATCTCATTACGCTATGCGGAACAAGGAATTGACGGAATAATTCGCTACACGCAGCGAGAATGCGCCACAGGGCTATGTATTGACGAGCTTGGGCGTGAGCCTTCGGATGCAAAGCACTTTGGGACGGGACTGAACGTAATACAGACCGTTTTACAGCTTCGCTATGAGTTTCGTCATGAGTATTGCACTTATGCGACAACCAATCTGGAACTGGATGATATACCGTCACGGTACGGAATCTACATTGCAGACCGCTGTAAGGAAATGTTTAACATCGTTCATGTAGGCGGTGAAACTCGACGACAATAATAACCAAAAACCACATCAATATGACAACTTTTGAAACAACAATCCAGGCGTATCTGGAGAATCGTGCAAAGACTGATTCTCTCTTTGCCGAGACCTACAAGAAAGCAAACAAGAGCATCGAGGAATGTATCAAGTATATCTACTCGAAAGCCAGAAAACTGGCAAAGGGAGGAAACGCAGTCGGTGTAGATGATGCAACCGTATACGGATGGGCAGTCCATTACTACGATGAGGATGACATCAAGGTGGACAAGGTGCAGGAACGTGTGGAAGTCGTGGCTCCGGCTTCTGAACCTGCAAAAGCAGAGCAACCAAAACCACAATTAAAGCCGCAATCGAAACGCAAGAGAGGTGATGATAACAGTCTGCAACTTTCATTATTCGGAGAACTATGAGACCAAAAAATAAACTTGAAAAGATAGTATTGGATATGGCTGAAAAATTGCCAATTATTTCAGATACAAAAAAGAAATGGGCATTCGGGTTATTCCCGATAAATGGGTTTTATCAGAACAATGGAGAAGTTTGGTGTCAGTATTGTGGGTTTCTGGATAAAGTATCAAAATCGGAACTGGCTGTAAGTTTAGAAAATGATTACCATATTTGTCCGAATTGTGGAAGATGTCTGCAAATGATAAAAGTACATCCTGGCGAGCATTACAATAAAGAAAAGTATGTATCATTTATACAGACTTTTAAAGGGTGGAATGTTATAAGAACATTCAAAGCTGAAAGGATAAATAATGAAAAGGGAGAGAGAACAAAATATCTGATAAACGAGGTTTATCAGAACTGGATAGATGATGATGGGAAAGAAATTATTGTAACTCGCCCATATTCCAGATCTCCATTCCATTTGTCATGGAAAATATGGGAGCCAATGACAATTGGACATCATAATTATAATGCAAGTGGAAGTTATGAGATGGAAGATATGTTTGATACTGAAGGAAACTACTTTTATTCACGTGCGATGGTAACAGACGTATTGAAACGGAATGGATGGAGAAATGATTTTATCAAACGGGGAATTCCAGTTACGAAATCAATGATACAGCTGCTTACCAATCCTACAGCAGAGACCATTGTAAAGCAAGGTCAGATAGATGTGTTCAAATATATGCTAAAAAGAGGTGACAGACAGTTGCCATATATGTATGCCTTAAACATCTGTCATCGAAATGGATACATTATAAATGATGCATCAATGTGGTTCGATTATATGGATTTATTAAGCGAGTTTCATCTTGATACTCATAATGCACGTTATGTGTGCCCTACTGACTTGAAACATGAACATGATCGTCTGATGGTTAAAAAGCAAAAGATAGAGGAGCAAAAGACATTGGAACAAAAGGAGAATGAAAATAGAAAATACAGGAGAGAAAAGCAGGCTTTTCTTGGATTATGCTTTGAGGGTGATGGCATTATTGTAAGTGTACTCCAAAGCGTGAAGGATTTCTATGAGGAAGGGGAAGCTATGCACCACTGTGTTTACTCAAACGGATATTACAAGAAGAAAAACAGCCTTATACTTTCTGCTAAGAAAGATGGAAAACGTATTGAAACTATAGAGGTAAATCTTAAAACATTTAAGATTATTCAGTCACGGGCAGTATGCAATCAAACGAGTGAATACCATAACAGTATAATCGAACTAGTAAACCGTAATATGGGACTGATAAGGAGGGCTGCATCATGAAGATTTGTATCGAGTGTGGCCGGAACCTTCCGGAAAGAAAGTTCCGTGCCTATGAAACGAAATCCGGCACCCATTACACCAGCAGGTGCCGGTTATGTGAGAGCAGACACACGTCTGAAAGGAGAAAGCAGGACAGGCTTCATGGACGGCTGGCCAGATACACTAATGAGCAGCTGGTGGCCGAACTCCGGAAACGTGGAGCCTATATCATGTATGGGAAAGACTTTGATTGTGTAACGACGATATGACGGGCATGAAAACGAAATTGTATTACCTGTTCCTGGCAGTCATGTGGTGGCTGCTGGGATAGGTGGAAAGGAGAAGAATATGTACGAAAGAATGATTTGCATGAATTGTAAAAACTACGAGAACGGGAAATGTACGGTAAAATACTATGTGCAGGAAACAAGTCCTTATCATGAGTGCGATGAGGTTATGCTTAGTGCAGACTTTGAGCCAGACGGTAAGCCTGTCATGTTTTACGAAGAAAGAAAGGAGGATTAATTATGAGCAGCAGAGAGATAATATTCAGAGGAAAATCAGAAGTCACAAATGAGTGGGTTTACGGCTCACTTGTAAAGGTTGGGAACGAAAGTCATATAGTCGGATTTGATGAAGTGGACTTAGACGGACATCATCTAAGCGATTGCAGTGATAGACCTGTTTTTACAAAGCAAGGAACCATCTGCCAGTTCACCGGACTTCAGGATAAGAATGAGAAAGAAATATATGAAGACGACATCATGCAGATTACAACAACCCTTGATAAATATCTGTTCAAGGTAACTTGGAATGAAGAGTTAGGAGCATGGTGTTTGATGATGAAAGGTGATATTAAAGAAGGAACAAAACCTTTAGGGGAATGGCTAGGTGAATATTGGGATAAAATCGAAGTTATCGGAAACATTTACGACAATCCGGAATTAATGGAGGAATGGATATGAAACCAATATTAAACTACGAACAAGTAAAAGAACTAAAGGTAGATGAACCTCTGATAGAATGTTATGCCGGAGTAGTGAACTATTATAGATTCCTGTGTTTCCATCCGCGGAACACCAATTATGTAATTCTTCTGAATCACTGTGAAGAACCTGTACGTTTCTACTACCAGAATCTCATTGACAGATTCTATAAAGATTACTCACAACGGGATATTATAACATATCGGAAAGATTACTATGAAAGGAAGATAAATGAATTTAATCAAGCCCTTGCTGAGCTTGACGGTAAAAACAATTTGGAGGATTGACTATGAGCAAGAAAGAAGAACAGGCATACGATTATTCAAAGAGAGTAAGTCGTGGTAATCCGATGACTAAAGATTTGGCTGAGTGTTCCTTCATGGTTGGCTGGGATGCCTGCATGAAACATCTGGCTTCACTGCCGTGGGATGAAGCCGTGAACGAGATAGTAAAACATGTTGAAGCTAACTGTTCGGAAAAGACGAACAGTTCAAAATTGGCCGAAGTATGAAAGCAATATCCATCAAACAACCGTGGGCAAGCTTAATCGCTCACGGCATCAAAGACATTGAAAACCGAACTTGGAAGTGTCCTCAGAAGTATATTGGCCAAAGGGTTCTGATACATGCGTCATCGAGTAAACCAGTATTTAGATACAGCTTTTTGCAATATGATATAATCAGGCGGAAATCACAATCTTTGATTTTTAACTGTACGTATGACGGATTCCCAAAAGGTGCCATCATCGGTAGCGTGGTTATAGTAGACTGCGTACAGAACCATCCTTCAGTCTGGGCTGAGAAAGGTTGCTGGAATTGGGTGCTGAAAGATGCGGTGCTATTTGATAAGCCGATTATGAATGTGAAAGGGAAACTTAGTTTTTGGGAGTATGAGTTATGAGTATGAAACACAAAAGACATCAAACGGGAAGGCTATTCAGCCGTGATACTTACATGGAGATGCTGATAAAAGACAGCCGAAGGAACTTTGAAAGGGCAGAAAGACTGTTGGGTGATTTGAAACTGAAAAACCATATTATAGACGAGCTTGAAAAGGAGAACGAGGAACTTAAAAAAGAAGTAAACAAGCTTAAGGATGATGCGACATTTTATCACACTCAATGGGGAAAAGAGATAGACCTTTGTAAGGATTTGAAGAGAGAACTTGAATACGCAAAGAAGCGAAAATGGTGGATGATATGGAGTTTATAACTTACTGACAACCCTTGTCAGTGCTTTGTGAATACCCGGTAACTGCTTTGTGGCGGTTATCGGGTAAATTATTCTCTTGGATCACCAAGGAAATGTATGAATGCTTCGTGCTGTAAAGGAGTGAGCGCACGTTGGCCTTTATGGAAATGTAGTTCGGAAAGCCGGTGCTGTAAATCTTTGTTTAGTACTATCCATCGTCGGAGCTGGGTAACGGCACTGCGTGCAGTTGAGCGTGGAAAATATTGTAATGCTAAATCTGTAAGATAAATCGTATGCATAGTAGTGTTTTGTGTTTTCTTGTAAAGATAATAAAATTATATGAAAGAAACTACCCCGTAGTAACAATGCGTTTACTAAGGGGTAATTAATCAATTACTAAGTAGTAATTATGAGTTTACTACGTAGTAGTTACATAAGACCTCCTTCGTCTTCCTTTTGCTTTTTCAGGCTCTTCAGGCTCGGTACCTTGTGGAAGGTGAGATTTGACTTGTTAAGTTGGCCTTTCAATCCGATTCCAGGTCTGAACTGAAGACTGACCTTCCGGATGAGCGATGGGGAGTAGGTGTCTTCTGTGGCGGAGCCGTGACTTTGCAGCTGTGCCTGAAAGCTTCCCAGATTCTCCAGTTTCACGATTTGCCCGTTAGCTATGTGAAGGTTGATGCGCTTCACCAGGGCACGGATTACGTTCAGCACGTCACCGTCGGTCAGTGTGGTGGCGTAGGAGATTTCTTCTGCCAGTTCGTTGATGCCTACCGACCCGGTGGCCTGAGCCTTCGGGTAATACTTGATTTCTCCGCTTTCGCGGTCTAAAGGATTCTGCATCCCTACAACGCAATAGTTGATTGCCATAATGTGTAAGTTTTTAAGTTGGTGAATAATTGTGTTTGCTTTGTCATGACAATGCAAAGTTATTGTGGGGATTTCTGATAGCGTCGGTCTATGTGCAGGAATGCGTAAAAAGATGAAGAATAATGCATTTTTTGTCTTGAAAGCATGAGTAGTCTGATTAATTTGCTATATTTGCAGTATGAGAAAAGAATTTGGAAAGTGGCTGATGGACATAGCCAAGTATATCACCACGGCAGTAGTATTAACCTCCATTTTCGGCTCTGTAGAGCAGGAATGGATTATTTATATAGGAGGTTTTATCTCTATATTATTAACCCTCGGTTTTGGCTTGTATCTTGTCCGGGATAAAAAAGAAAGGGATTAATCATGTACGCATTAATGACATTTGGATTTGTATCTGCAATCGCTATCGTTGGCGGTGTTTATTTCTGGTTGCAGGATAGGAAGGAAGCTCATAAGAAGGCTTGACGGAAGATTTAATTTATTAATGGGCGGAAGGATGAAAATCTTTTCCGCCTTTTTTATTTGTCCTTTCAAAAACTATGTTTACTTTTGCAGCATCCTTCACATATCAACAAGGCAAGCTGGTGAGCCTGCCAAATTTTCGGGTAGGCATTTTTTATGCTTGCTAGTATGCTGCTATACATATACGGCAACTTTCGTAACCCCGTGTCGGAAAGTTAATGCTTCCGCTGCCTTGTTGAGGTGAAGGATAACGGGTAAGTGCGGAGTTGCCGTTCTCTTTTCCTTCCGCTGAAATGCCAAAAAATCCTTCATTCAACTATGGCAGCAACATTATCTCTGTTCCCGACCGAGGAACAAAACAATCAACAGTTAGTAATGGTCAATAATGACCGGGTAGTTACAACGTCCTTACGTATAGCCGAATATTTTAGTAAGCCACACAAGGATGTTTTGAAAGCGATTCGATTACTTGATTGCGACCCCAATTTTACACAGCGAAATTTTTCGCCCAGTATGTATATCAGTGAGTTAGGCAATGGAGTGAAAAGAGAGCTGCCTATGTATTACCTTACCCGTGACGGTTTCACTTTGCTGGCGATGGGCTTCACGGGGAAGAAAGCCATGCAGTTCAAGATTGCCTATATCAATGCTTTTAATGAAATGGAAGAGATGCTCCAGAAGCAGGAATGCACCAGGTATGCAGAAAAACTTATTGATGCCGAGATACAGAAATTTAATAAAAGGCTCAAGGAAGCAGCACTACAGGTACGCCAGAGGAACGGTGCAGATTACGGGCCTTACGGAGAGATACAGACCGGAGTTTATTCGTATAAGGGAATGCCTTTGAAAGAAAAGCTCCGGAATATATTTTCACAGTTGTCGAATGCATACGCAGAGGCATATTGTCTTTCAGGAAAGTATCTTAACATGAAAAAACAGCATGAGGAATTGCGACGTTTCCTTTCCGTAGTAGGCGGAAAAATGGGGGAAGCTTTCAGTATATTTCCTGATTTATAAGTTTGTATTTTTTTGCTGACAAGGGTTGTCAGTAGTTTACATACGTGCCGGATAGTCCGTAATAGGATTATCCGGTATTTTTGTTGTATATATCAATAAATAAAAGATTTAGATTATGGCTGCACCGAAAGGAAACGAGTTCTGGAAAATGAGAACCAAAACCGGAAGAAACAGATTGTTTGCCGAACCCGAAGCTCTATGGGAGGCGGCATGTGAATATTTCCAGTGGTGTGACGAACATCCGTGGCTGGTCGTGAAGAACCGGACAAAAGGGAAAACCAAGGAAAAGGAAGAGTCACCCACACAACGCCCGTATTCGATTACAGGATTTGTTCTATATCTTGATATTTCACTCCAGACGTGGTATAACATCAAGGAAAGGAAAGAAAAAGAATTTATGGAAGTCATAACGCGTATAGAAAGTATCATCAAGACCCAGCAGTTCGAAGGGGCATGTGTCGGTGCGTTCAATGCGAATATCATAGCCCGTACTTTGGGGCTGGCCGACAAGCAGGAGGTGGACCATACGACGCAGGGAAAGCCATTCAAGGGATTCGATTTTCTTCCCTATACTCCGGAAGCGGACAAACTGAAATGACATGGGACAGAAGGTCAATATAAAGCAGAGGTTGGCATACAATTACCTTCGTGATGAAAGGACGAAGTTTCTGCTGTATGGCGGTGCCGGAGGTGGTGGAAAATCATGGCTTGGCTGTGAGTGGCTGATGCAATGTGCCTACTATCTTCCCGGCACTCGCTGGTTTGTAGGGAGAAATAACCTGAAGGACAGCCGTGAGTCAGTTACCGTAACATTCAACAAGGTGGCAACGTCTCATGGCTTCAGGGCATACAAGACAAACAATGAAGGGATAGCGTTTGACAACGGTAGCGAAATAGTTTATATCGACCTGACATATTATCCGGTTAAAGACCCGTTGTATGAACGCCTGGGTTCAAAGGAATATACCGGAGGATGGATAGAGGAAGCTGGTGAGGTGCATTACCTTGCCTTTGACGTGTTGAAAACACGTATCGGGCGACACATGAACGATGTCTATGGCGTACCTGGAAAGATACTTATCACCTGCAATCCTAAGAAGAACTGGCTGTACCGTGACTTCTACAAGCCGTGGAGGGAAGGAAAGCTGGAAGAACCGTATGCTTTCATTCAGGCATTGGTTCAGGATAACCCTTGGGCTACGGAGGACTATATCGAGAGCCTTCGTAATACGAAGGACAGGGTGACGAAGGAACGTCTGTATTTCGGGAACTGGGAGTATGACAATGACCCGACAGCCCTTTGTGATTACGATGCTATCTGTGACCTATTCACGAATGAGTTTGTCAAGCCTGCCGGGGATTCTTCCGGTTCTGCTGACCTTGCCATGAAGGGACGTGACCGTTTCATAGCCGGACACTGGAAAGGGAATGTCTGCTATATCAAGCTGGATCAGGAATACAGTACTGGGAAGTCCATCGAGACAGACTTGAAGCGTATGATGATAGAATGTTCCATTCCACGCAGCCGGATGATAGCGGACTCTGACGGGCTTGGTAGCTATCTTGAAAGCTATCTGAATGGAATCAGAGAGTTCCATGGAGGAACACGACCCATCAATCCTGAGTATGACAACCTGAAATCGGAATGTGCCTTCAAGCTGGCGGAGATGATAAACAACCGCCTTCTCCGTATAGTATGTACGGAAGCACAGAAGGAGCGAATCATTGAAGAGCTTGGGGTGTTGAAGCAGGACCACATAGATGCGGATACGAAAAAGAAGGGAATTATCAGTAAGGAAAAGATGAAGGAGATACTTGGCCGCTCTCCTGACTATCTTGACATGCTGATTATGGCGATGTTTTTCAGGATAAAACCAGTGTTAAGGCGGCCGAAAGCAAAACTTGGGAATATATGACGGTAAAGGAGTTGTTGGTAGTTGGTAATCTGTCACACGGTATTGAAGGAGAGCTTGAGAAGCTCCGTAAACCGTGGAAAGTGGGAAAGATCAGGACACCTGATACCTTGAATGACATGAACATGGGTGAGCTTATGCAGTTGCAGTCAATCAGTACGGAGAAGGAAACGATAATGGTTCCTTGTCGTGTGCTTCTTGGAATGTCGGAGCGTGAGGTGATGAGGGCTGATGCATCTGAGGTTATCGGCTTTTGCTTCTGGGTGGCCAGGGAAGTGAAGCGGATAAACAAGCTGTTTGCTTCCACGTCCGTTCCTCCTACTCCTGAGGAGAAGCAGGCTGGGGCAGAAGCATTGAATTTCGGGCCGTTCGGACTGCTTGACTATTATGCACTGAGAATGGGAATAACGGACCATGAGGCGGTAGAATATGTTCCGTGGGTACGTGTGTATAAATGCCTGGATATGGATGCCAGAAAGATGAAATATGAACGCAGGTTACGTAAAATCTTGGAGGGAAAGAAGAAATGACAGTAGAAGAGAAGGTTAGGAAAATAGTGGAACAGATGGGAGTTACCTATCTGTTTGAGAACTGGCAGGCTGCCAATGTAAGGCTTGACAAGATGCAGCTTCCTGCCGTGATGTATGTGCTTCCGGCTTCCGGAAATCTGAATGTGGGGCTTATGCAGATGAAAGACTTTCCTAACTGCATGATAGCCTTTATGGACAAAACGAAGCATGATTTCTCCGGTGAAGAGAATGACGTGGTGATAGAACGATGCAAGTCTTTGGCCAGAGAGTTTATACTGAACGTGAACAGAAGCGGAATGTTTGAGCCTGTACAGGGTGACATTCAGTATTCGGTGTTCTATGATAAGCTTGACGTGAATGTGACGGGGATTGTCATCCAGATTCCTTTGAAGGAAATAAGAGGAGTCGTGATATGCCCTACAAAAACAGTGAAGGAGATAGTGTATGGAACTTCTGCTGAGGGATAAGGTGATGGAGCTGGTGTCTTCAGAACTTGAAGCATTGAAACAGAAGGTAATTGAAAACCAGAAGAACTCCGGTCAGGTTGCTTCCGGCAGAACGATAGCCAGCATGAAGGTAGAGGTTACGGAGGACGGCGGTGTTCTGTGGGGACGTAGCCCGTTTGGAACGCTGGAGACCGGACGAAAGCCGGGTAAGGTACCGGCAGGATTCTGGAAGATAATCCGGCAATGGATGGATGACAAAGGCATCCAGGTACAGAAGCCTGATTCCTTTGCTTACCTTGTGGCGAGAAAGATAGCCAATGAAGGGACACAGCTCTTCCGGAATGGCGGTAGGGATGATATTTATTCTCCTGAAGTGAAGGATACGGTAGAAAGGGTATCGCAGGGTATCGGTATTCTGTTCGGGAGTGAAGTGGAACATATAAATCTAAATTTCAATGAGAACGGGAGTATTTGAAACGAATAAGAGCATCATGTATCCTGATGAGGTTTCTTTCTGCTTTAACCCGATGAAGATTAAAGTCAATACGGGAAACACTGTTACATGTACAATTTCATATGGTGCAATGTCATTTACCGATAAGAGAACTCCGTATGGAGGAAGTGTGGAACTTGATATTTCAATGTATTCACAGGCGTTTTTTAATGCTGGTGGAATGGAACTGTTACCTTCCAAAGAGATTACTGTAAAGATTCAGACCTCAGCAGATTCATTTACTTTTACCACTAAGGTAATATGGGGTGCTATGAATATAGGGGAAGTATTTAATCAGTCACGTACGGTTACGTGGTTTAAGAACTTCCCGTTTACGATTTCCATGTATATAGCTTCCGGCGCAACGATGAGGAAAAGATATGACAGAAACAAATATCAGACTTTTAGTGCAGGAAGCGGACTTGTGCATCTGAATCCTTCTTCTTTGTTTGGAGGTGCAACGAATTTTGGTGTAATACGTCTGGATGAAGAGATTCCTGAGAGCACTTTCGATTATACCTTTGACAGCACGTTCCGGCCAGTAGGTGATGGCGTGATTATTAACCGCCTTGTGGTGGATGATTCAGAATGTGGGATATATCTCAGATGGATAGACAGGCATGGGTTCTACCAGTACTGGCTTTTTCAGGAGGGAGAATCAGGTGCTGGTGTAGATAATGGTGATAAATTGTATTGTGATTTTTCTGATGAAAATTATAGTTTCTATGGTGTTTTCAGGTACAATGGCAAATCCATGCAAATGACGAAAAAGGCATGTGCCACTCTTGTGGACCAGGGAACATTCAATATGCTTCTTACCCTTCTTTCGTCTCCTTTGGTTGATATGTATCTTAATGGGAATTGGGTTCCAGTGAATATATCTACAAAAAGTATTTCTGGTACCACTCAGGCATTACAAGATTTTGAGATTGAGATAGAATTTCCAGAAACAATTTCGCAGAGCTTATGAGAGATGAGTTATATATTGACGGGACGAAAGTGGATATGGGTGAGTCCGGTGTTTCTCTTGAATACCGTAGCAATATCCTGACGGATATTAGCAAGATTGTAAGTAATTTCAGCTATACAATTAAGTTGCCGAAGACAAAAAATAACCTTCGGCTGATAGAATGTGCTCATATACCTAGTGCAGTGAGCAGTTTTCCATATCTTCCTCATGTAGGTACTTTATTGCGTGACGGTGTGCAGATCGTTGATGGAGCCAATGTGGTATTGATGTCAGTAAGTGACACGATAGAGATTGCGCTTTCATGGGGAAATATTCAAGGTTTTGAAAATATCCTCAATAGTGATAAGACTTTAAGAGACCTGACGGCGCTTCCACTGAGTGGAGCATGGAGTTATTGGTGGAAGTTGAGGACACCTGATATGGACCATCCTATGGTTAATTATGGGTTCAATGATGCAGAGGAAGGCGTATGGTATCATCCTGTAATTCCGGTAAGTGAACTTATGCGGCAGATAGCAACAGATAATGGGATTAGCTTTGAATATGATAGGGAAAGTGTATTGGCTGAAATAAGAATACCTTTACTGACAAAAAACGGTTCACCTGAACAGTCAGAAGAATGTAGTCTTATTCTTGTACCGAATGGAATGGGTACTTCTGGTGATTCAGGTAAGAAAATATTATTTAAACAAATAACTGCCAGTAATTATTTCTTTTCAACGTTTGGAGGAACAGGGGCTAGTGGTTCGTTTACTTCAGGTGTGATTAACAATTTTGTTAATACTAAGTATTCTGTATCATGGAACTTGACGTGCTCAATATCTGGGACGATACCTGAAGAATTGTATCTTGTTATGAGTATTGGAGGAACTGAGATAATGTCAGCATCTCCATATAGCATTAACGGAAGTAAGGTGGCTTTTAATCTTAATGGTACTACCGATATAGTAGGTAAATATGGTAAGATTGATGGAGATATCGAGTTTTTCATTAAAGGACTTCAAGATGTGAATGTAGTATCTGAATTGTCTGGGGATATGACATTGGCACCTGATTCAGAGGTAACGGCTTATGATGGAGATGGATATAATAACAGATACTATCATATACCAAATCTTCCGGATATTAAGCAGATGGACTTTTTGAAAGCTATTACTGCAATGTTGGGACTCTTTGCCGTGCCAAAATCGGATGGTACAGGAATACGCTTCTTCTCGTTTGATACTATTTTAGAAAATAAATCAAAGGCTGTAGACTGGAGTATGAAGATTGTATGTGCATATTATGGTGATTTGCCAAGAACAATATCATACAGTCTTAACGGGTTTTCCAAGAACAACTGGTTTAGGTATAAGGAAGATGATACAGTCAAAGGCAACTATGATGGAAAGATAGTTGTAGAGAGTGAATCGTTGGATGATGAAAGAGACGTGATAACACTGCCGTTTGCCGCTTGTGATTATTCAGGTAACATGGTAAGCATTCCTTTATATTCCTATAATTCGGAAGGAAAGCTGGAGATGAATGATATAGAACCACGTCTTATATACCGTTCAGGAAATGATGGTACGATAGCTTCATTTAAGGAGTTGGAGTGGGGGACGTTATTGTCTAAGTATTACAGTTCTTATCAGGATATTGTGAAGCATCCTAAAGTAATTTCAGAATATGTCAGATTAAGTCCTGTAGAGCTTAAAGAGCTGGATTTGACAGTACCAGTATATCTTCGACAATACGGTTCATATTTTGCGATTGTGAAGGTGAAAACCAAGGAGAATAATATATGTGAAGTTGAATTGCTAAAAATATAGTGTTATGGCAGATAAGGTGGAGAAAATCCTTGACATCAAGGTGAATTACAATGAAGCTGTAAAGGCGATAGCGGAATACCAGACGAAGATTGATGCGGCCAGGGATGCAGAAAAGAACCTGAAAAAGCAGTTGAAGGATGGGGAAATATCCCGTCAGCAGTATAACGAGGAGATGGCTGCGTCAAAGATTGCCATTGCAGATTATAATGATGCGATACGTATCATCAACAAGACAGTACAGAATCAGATTAAGCAGGAGAAAGAGCAGGAGGGGAGCCTGAAAGCATTACGCGCTGAGCTGTCTAATTTGACGGCTGAATATGATGCTCTGTCGGAAGCTGAAAGAAAGGGTGCCAGTGGTGAGGAACTGAAAAATAAGATAAACGAGGTTACGGATGCTTTGAAAGGTGGAGAGGAGGAAACGCAGAGGTATTACCGGAATGTGGGTAACTACGAGGAAGCGATTAAGAGTGCGGTTTCAAGTAATATTCCGTTTATTGGAACATTAATACAGACTCAGGATGAGATGGGAAGTGTAAAGGCGGGTGCTGTGGCAGCAGGTGCTGCCGTGAAGAATTTCTCAAAGACACTTCTTGCATTGTTGGCCAACCCGATTGTTGCTATTCTTACTGCGATTTCCGTGGTGATTATGGCTGTAGCTAAAGGTATTAAATCGAGTGAGGAAAATACAAGCCGATGGAATGCTGTTCTTGCTCCATTGAAAATGGCTTTGGATGCCGTGGGTAAAGTGCTTCAGATTGTGGCAAGCGGAATACTTTCTGTTGTAGAAGCTGGTGGTAAGATGATGGGATGGATTACCAAGCAGCTTGAAAAACTTCCGGTACTTGGTAAGTATGTTGCAGAGGTGAACAAGGAGAATGAGAGATACATTGCTATGGCAAAGGAGCAGGCGGCAATAGACAGGGATACACGAAACCTTCAGGTGCAGAACGCAAAGAATGCTCTTCAGATAGCTACTTTGAAGGCAAAGGCTGACGATGAACTGAATGTGTCTGCAAAGGAACGTATGGAAGCTATCAGGGAAGCTAACAGACTGGAGGAGGAAGCCAGCAAGAAGAACTACGAACTGGCCAAGAGAAGATATGAACTGATGGTACAGCAGAATGCGATGGCTGAGAACACCAAGGAAACCAATGATGCTATTGCTCAGGCTGAGGTGGAGATGTATAATGCGTTGACTGAGTATCAGGATAAAAGGGGTGAATTGCTTGGTCGTGAGGTGTCTTTGGCTAACGAAATAAAATCGGCTGAAAAGGAAAAATCGGATGCGGCTATTGCTGCAAAGCAGAAAGAATTGGAAGCGGTAAGAGCGGCAGAGGATGCCATGCTGGCTCTTGTGAAAGATGGGCGTGATAAACAAAGTAAGGAGATAACCTTACAGTATAATCGTCAGATTGAGGATTTGCGTACGAGGCTAAAAACTGAGACAGACCTTACAGTAAAGGCTCGCCAGGCTATCAACGACCAGATAAAAGCTCTGGAACAGCAGAAGGCTGCTGAGTTGCAAAAGCTGTCTGAGGAGGAATTACAGAAAGAGATAGATAACCGTACCAAGCTTATTTCCTTACAGCTTGAAGCCGTAAAGGAAGGTAGTGAGCAGGAATATCAGTTGAGGATGCAGCAGCTACTTGCCCAGCGTGATGCCGAGCTTGCTGACAAGGAACTGACCGAGCAGATGAAGCTTGCCATTGTGGACAAGTATGACAAGCAGATGGACGATCTGATATTACAGCGTGAGCAGGAAATATCGGATAAGCAGCAGGAAGCCGTCAGACTGAGAATGGAGAATGAAATCATGCAGCTCCAGCAGTCCGGTGCAAGTGAACTGGAAATACTTCAGGAACAGGCTTCACAGAAATTAGAACTGTTGAACAGCATACAGCAGCAGGAAGGGGAGAGTGAACAGGAGTTCCTTAACCGTAAGCTTCAGGCTAATCAGGAATATATCGATGCGAAGAAGGCCATTGCAGACAAGGAGGTTGAGATAGAGCAGGTAAAATTCCAGGCAATAGAGACAATAACATCAGGTCTGTCATCCGCCTTTGAAACATTAGGGGAAAATAACAAGACTTTCGCCATACTCTCAAAGACACTCGCTCTTGCTGAGATTGCCATCAATACCGGAAAGGCTCTGGCTGCAGGTATAGCGCAGGCTCAGTCTGTCCCGTTCCCGGCTAACTTGGCAGCCATCGCAACGACAGTAGCAACGATACTTTCTAATATTGCTGTAGCTACAAAAACGGTAAAAAGTGCTAAATTTGCAACAGGTGGTTTAGTCACCGGGCCAGGCACCGGAACAAGCGACAGCATACCTGCACAGCTTAGTAACGGTGAGTCGGTGATGACGGCCAGAGCCACCTCGATGTTTGCTCCTTTGCTCTCATCATTCAATCAGATGGGAGGGGGAGTTCCTATCAACGTAACACAGACAAGTAGTCAGGCTCTCGGAGAGGACATGCTGGCCAGAGCTGTCGCCAAGGGAGTTCAGTCTATGCGTCCGGTTGTTTCGGTTGAAGAGATAACCAGTGTGAGTAACCGTGTAAAAGTATTGGAGAATCTTGGTAATGTATGAACGTGTATGAATTTCTAAACACACATAAGGGAGTGATGGAGCAGTTGCAGACGCTCCCGGTACAGCCGTCGGACGTGAGATACCTTGAACTTTACAAGGAATACAGCCGTCTGATGAAAGAAGGGCATAAGAAAACCTACGTATTGCAGTACCTTTCGGACGAATACAGCGTGGATGAGAGGACGATATACAGGGTTGTAAAGAAGTTTTCCACGGAAGTGGATATGTAATTGTTTGAGGTGGGCAGCGGCTCACCTCTTTTTGTTTGAAAAATCGACTGACAAGGCGTGTCAGTGCTATTCCTTTCAAAAATTCTTATAGCCATATCGCGTTCACTACCTTTGTTTCAAACAATTACGAGATATGGCGAAATTATTTATCAACAAAGACATTGTAGCTGATACCGAAAAAATGGAAAACTGGTATCTGACTGGCGTTGATGGTATGTCCTTCTCTGATGTACAGGATTTTCTTGGATGGATTGCTCCGGATGACAATCACATTGATATTGAATTACACTCGTGTGGTGGTGATGTGGCTGAAGGATATGCGATATATGATGCTTTAAGGGCTACTAGGAAGGAAATTTCTGCTACTGTAGTAGGAAGATGTGCTTCAATGGCGACAGTAATTCTTTTGGCAGCTCCTATCGAGCGCAGAAAGATGTATCCGCACGCAAAGATTCTTATTCATTCACCTTATTGTCCTGGTGTAGAAGGTTCTCTTGATATTTCAGCGCTTGAATCATTAAAAGCTGGGCTGGAAGCAGAGCGTGAACGTATGATTTCAATCTATGTTGAGCGCTGTGGGGTTGATCGTGCGGTGATAGAGGAACAAATGGCTAAAGAGACATGGTTTGGTGGTGAGGTAGCCAAGCAACTTGGATTTGTGAGTGAGGTAATTATGCCGAAGTCAGCTAAAGTAGTATCTAACAATAAATTTATGGGAAAAAAAGAAAATGAAGTTACGGTAAGCAAGTCATTGCTTGACCGTATGCTGGCCAAGTTAGGCTATGCAAAAATCGAAGATGTTCCTGCGGTAGCGTTGGAGCTTACAACTGCAGGTGGCGACACATTGACAGTAGAGCGTGAAGAAGGTGAACCGCAAGTAGGTGACGCGGCAAGCCCGGATGGGGAACACGTAATGCCAGACGGGAAGACTATCGTAGTGACTGACGGTGTAATTACCGAAATCCGTGAAGCTGAAAGTGGAAATGATGATACAGCAGCCTTGGAGGCACGTATCGCAGAATTGGAACAGCAGGTTTCTGACTTGACAGCCAACGCCAAGACAGAGGATGATGTCAGAATTCTGGATGCAGTGGCTAAAGCTGGAGGAATTGAAAAACTGACTAAAGCGGCCGCAAGCAAGTACACTCCTGCAGGACGTACTACTACTATCGGTAAAAAGACTGAGACAAAGAAAGTGAGCAAGATTGGACAGAAATTGGAGAAAATCAAAGAAGAAAGAAAAGGAGGTAACAAATGACGTGGGAACAGTTAAGCAATCTGACACCTGATAATGGTGCAATTAGAGATTTGAAAGATTTGATTATTGCAGAGATTTTTACCGACCCTGAATTGGAGCGCTTCTTCACTCTTGTACAGAACGCTAAGAATGGTGAAAAAATTGGTTATCGTGGTGCAATGAGTGATGTCGGTTGGGCTGGCTCTGGTTGTAATCCAAGCTATAAAAGTGCAACCATTCAATTCCTGGAAAAAGAATGGTCAATTGGTGATTGGCAAGTTCCTTTGAAGTGGTGTTATACAGAACTGATTAATACTATTGCTGAATATTGTCTGAAAACAGGGACTGAAATTGGCGATTTGACTTCGACTGAATATATGGATGATATTGTTTATCCAGCATTGAAAGATGCGATGATGAGCATGATGTGGCGATTTGTATGGTTCTCAGATAAGGATGCAAAACTTCATTCTAACTCTGGAGTCTTGTCTACAGGAACTGATGTGGAATTGTTTAAAACGACAGACGGTTTGTGGAAACGACTTTTTGCTGTTGGAACTGCCAGTGCTGGTCAAAAAACAGCTATTGCAGCTAATGGTGAAGCGACGATGGCCGAACAGTTTAGCAAGTTGAAGGAGTCTGGAGTAGCAATCGGAATCTTCGATGCGATGCTTGAAAATGCAGATGCCCGAATCGCAGGTTTGCCAGGTGCTGGTATCTTCTGTACTAAGACGCTTGCAGATGCATTGACAAAAGACTTGAAGCGTGAATATAAGGAAATCCTTACATGGGAGCAGGTATTTGGAGGAATGAAAATGACAGAGTACAATGGTGTTCCTGTATACCAGATTCCGGTGTGGGATAGAATGATTATGAAATACCAGAATGACGGAACGAAACTTAATCTTCCTCACCGTGCTGTGTTTGGTTCTCCTCGTGAAATGTTGGTCGGAACTCCAGCTAATGACCTGATTTCAGAACTGGATATTTGGTTTGATAAAAAAGACCGTATGAACTATCTGTATTCCACGGGTAAGATGGGAACACAAATTGGTCAGGATGATTTGTTCCAGTTGGCTTATTAACGAAAGGAGGAGTTATGTCAGGAATCTGTGACTATGCAATAAAAAGGGACATCGTGGCAAGCTGCGATGACCCGCTCGTTCCTGGAGTAGAGCAGGAAGGCGTTATCATGAACCGGAAGGACATAGATTTCGCTACAGTAGCATTCAATGCAACGCGTAAGAATGTGATTGAAACGCTGGCCTTGAAGGAAGGCAAGAAAGCCTATAAGGTTATTGTGCCTGGAAGCACTCCGTTTACCGGGACGAACACGGCACTTGCTGTCGGTACGTATCAGAATACGTTTACCAATACGGTGAATATGGTGATTCTTGCCAATGACCCAGACGTGTGTGCGGACATTATTGACGGGCTGGCAAACGGTGAATATGTGGTAATCCTGGAGAACAAGGCGAAGAACTTGCAGAAGGAAGAGAATCCGGGTGATTCTGCATTCCAGATTTATGGTTATTACCAAGGCTTGAAGGCTGCCGAAATTAGCAACGACAAATATTCGGAAGAAACCGATGGTGGCTGGTCAGTATCCCTGCAGGAAACAAAAGTGCCAAAATCTGCTTTGTTCCTTTACAAGACAGACTACGAGACTACCAAGACGGCCATCGATACGTTGACATCTCCAGCAGCTTGATATGGAAGTGATTGATGTGGTTAATAGGTTGAAGGAGTTGGGAAGCATTGCTTCCCTCTCTTCTTCTGACAAGGCAGAGATTGAAAACCTTTATGCGCTTGTCCTTGATAAGAAGTTTGTCCGCACATCTTGTAGCGACTGCTATCATGATGCGGTGATAGAAATGAGTGTTTACCTTAACAAGAACGGAAAGATGAAAGAAAAATCAGAATACGGCTTGAAGAACGGTGTTCTCCTGCAGATGGGATTTGGCAGTAGCGAAATGTATACGAATGCTAACCTTACTGATGAAGCAGCGGAGAAGTATCTGGCGAAATACCCGGACAACATTAAGTATTTCTCAAAGAAACCCG